AAGAGAGTGCCTGACTACAGGTGCTCTCTTTTCTTTTTATGAGTTTATTAATTATAAATTCTTTATAGGTACCCATTTTATTAATTACACGTTTTGTACTTTTGAAGGTGTGATTGAACTGCAGATTTAGATTTAAATTTATTTAACTGCAAAAGTATAGATTATTTTAATATAAAAGGATGCCAGTATCCTTAAATAACCTTAAAATCAGAAGTTATTAATTATTAAGATTAGGTTATTTAAAGAAGATTGTTTATCTTTGTGGCGTGAATACCTAAATCATAAGTTACTGATAACAAGCAATTAACAAGAACTTGTTGAAGTTTTACTTTAAGGTCTAATGAAGTTAATTATAAACAATCAAGAAATACACTATTATGAATAAGAAACAAGAACAACAATGGCAGGCAGAGGATGATGCCCGTGTAATGGCTCACTATCAGGAGATACTGAGTGACAAGAATCGCATGAACAGGGCTATCAAGGTAGCTCAGAAGCAGGCACAGGATCTAACCAAGAGGGCTAATATGATGCAGAATGTAGCAAAGACAAGGGCTACAGGAGGCAGTATTAGCAGGAAGAAGAAATAAGCTTGTCATACATGCGCTAAATGGATACACAGGAAATTACCAATGACTATGATTCAGAGCCAGTGAGGTACTGTGCCAAATGCTATTCCCTTAAGATAAAGTATGAGGAGAGCATAGACTCTGAATGTTGTGCTGACTGTGGCAGTTCTGATGTGCTGGAAGCTCCCATAGAAGAATGGGAAAAGATGTATGAGCGCAGGTATGGACACAAGTTTGCAGAGAAGAACAATGACCCTAAGAAGTCCTTTATATTCAAGCTTCCTATACAGAAGCTGAAGACAAAGGTATATGAGAGTGAGTTCTGCAGGGATATTATCAAGACTATGTATCCCAAATTTCCTGGAGGATTAGGCAGGGCAGACTCTGTGATACTGTTCTTTGATACAGTAATTAAGCAAAATAGATTAGAAGAATTAAAGCTATTATTATTCAATAAATTAAAAAGATAAAGCAATGGAAGAGAAGAAGACCAAGGAGGTGAAGTTAAACCCCTCACAAAAGACAGAGCAGCCTCAAAAGCTTTCATACGAGGAGCTCAACAATGCATGTGCTGAGATGTCCCAGCAACTCCAGAATCAGGGAACTTATATCCAGAAGCTCCACAGGCAGATTCATGAGATGGGAAATGTTCTTCAGACCAAGCGTATGGATTATCTGTTTAAGATAGTGGAACTGTCTGCTAAGACTCAGGGATGGTTTGATGCCAATCTTGTACAGAAGTGTACTGATGAGATCCAGGAATCCCTATTTCCCCCAGAAGAAGAAAAGGAAGATACCAAAGAGGAGGCATAGTTATGGACAGTACATCAGAGTTGGCAAAACCCAAGAAGATTGCCAAGCCTAATAATGTGTTTACTGTTCCCACAGGTTCTGTGCTTGACTTCTTCAGGTGGTGGTGCATCTTCTTAAAGCCATTCATCTCCCTTACAGAGAAAGAGACAGAGCTTATCTCCTGTTTTCTGAAATACAGGTATGAGCTGTCAAAGAGCATTTCAGATGCTGCTGTACTGGATACAATGGTGATGAGCGATGAAATCAAGAAGAAAGTCATTGAGGAGTGCAATGTTACCCTTCCACACTTCTATGTGCTGATGAGTGCATTAAGGAAGAAGAAGGTTATCAGTGGGAATGTCATTAATCCTATGCTGATTCCTAACACCAGGGAGACTGATAATGGAGTTTTTCAGTTAATGATACTGTTTAAGAACAAATCCTAGGATGCAGTATAAGGAGATAATCTCTAAGATTTCTGAAGAGGTAGGACTGTCAGAGACTATGGTAGACAAAATCTACAAGTCATACTGGAGGGCAGTAAAGGAGCACATAGCTTCCCTGCCTCTTAAGGATGACCTTACAGATGAAGAGTTTCTCTCACTTCGTCCAAACATAAATGTGCCCTCCATAGGCAAACTATATGTTACCTTGAAGAGATACAGGGGAGTGAAGAAGCGTCATGAATACATTTTAAAGAATAGTAAAAGTTAAGAAATATGTTACATATCAAGAAAATCAAGCCAATGTTTACAGGCATAGTTACCACAGGTGACAGATACACAGAGGACATGTATGATGATCATGGTCTTATTGAATGCAAGAAGGGAGACCTTAAGACCTATCAGACTGTTGTTGCAGTAGGAGATATGGTTAGAGGCATCAATATAGGAGACAAGGTGATGATTAATGTGATGAACTATGCTGTGAGAAAGTATGACCCTAACTCTATCAAGAATGACATGGATATGAACAAGGTCATTGACTTTAAGTTCAACTGGGTTCAGGTAGAGAATGAAAAGGGAGAGATGCAGGAATGCCTTCTACTTAATGATAGGGACATTTTCTTTGCCTTTGAAGGTGAAGAGGTACAAGGAGTTAAAAATCCAATTATCATGCCAAAAAAGAGCGTCATTGTAGATAAAAATTAAATTAAAGATTGTTTTTAGGAGAATAGCCTGAGCCTTCGGGCTTGGGCTATTTTAGATTTGAGAATTCTGTAAGCATAAATTGAGAATTTTGTATGGAGATGATGTATATGCCAGGAGGGGATGATTATACTCCCAATCCTGGTCCCAAAATTGAGAACAAATTGCTTCCTCTTTTACAACAACTAATAGAGGCTAATAGAGGCAAGTCTTTGGAAGAATTTAATAAATGTTTTTAATATATGAAGCTTCCAATTAAAGCAGGAGATAAAACCGTTTATATGGATTCTGAAGAATGGGAAAGGGAAATGAAATGGAGGGAGGATGCAGAAAAAGCATTTCTCTCAAAGATGTGGAAAGTGCTCTCAGGGAAATAATATTTGAAGAGGGTTTGAGGCCCTATAAAGATTTAGGCAATGGTCTTTATAAACTGCCTGGAAATACTATAACTAATAAAAATGGTCTTAAAGAATACTTGAAGAAATTAAAACAACTATAATAGTATGAAGCTGATTAAATACGAGGATTTCCAAATAAAACTGGCAGATGAAGCATTCCTGGTGAGGCCTATCAGGAGACTGTTTCATCAGGACAGGAGTGAGAGGAAGGAGACTTTCTGGAGACAGATATCTTTTATGTACTTCATGGTAAGTCCTTCCAGCAGCTACTCTTATATACTGGATTTAGAGGAGAGAGCAGCAGAGATTATCAAGCAGGAAGGACTGCCTAGTGATTTTAAGCCTTCAGATTTATTGAAGGAAGCTATGGAGATATACAGAAAGCTGACTATTACACCTTCACAGAAACTGTTGGAGTCATCTCTTGTTGCAGCAGATACAGTGAGCAAATTCCTCAGTGACCCTACTATATTAGATAAGGTAGATGAGAAAGGAAGGCCATTATATCAGATTTCATCCATTACAGCAGCTTTGAAGAATGTGGAAGGAATAGTAAGTTCACTTCAAACACTTCAGAAGAAGGTAGAGCAGGAACTGGAAGAAGAGAGTGGAAAGGCAAGAGGTTCACAGGAACTTACATTAGGAGATTTAGGATTTGAATGATATGAAGCTAGCAAGTCATAATTCATGGAGTTATCTGAAGCCATTAAAATGGTGGATGAGACCATTCAGGTTTATGTCCAGATGTCAGGATGTTGATATCAAGACACAGTATGAAGAGTATGGAGTAAGGTGTTTTGACTTAAGACTGCATTTTACTAGTGACGGGGAGATGAGAGTCAATCACAGCTATATGAACTATGCCATCAAGGATGAAGAACTGTTTAAGCAGATGGAATGGCTGGATAATAAAAAAGATGTGGCTGTAAGGATACTCCTGGACATCAGGAACAAGATAGACTATACAGACCTCCAAATAAGTATGTTCAAGCTACTGTGTAGTGTGCTGGAGAACAAATACACCCATATTAAGTTCTGGTGTGGCAGAAACCTCTATAACTGGAATGTGGAATATGCCTTTTCATACGAGCCTACTTGTGCAGAGAAATATTCCTCTGTATGTAAGCCAGCACTTATTGATGACTGGTATCCCAGATGGTTTGCCAAGAAACATACTAAAGAACTATATAAGAAAGGAAGCAGTGCAGATTTCCTGATGCTTGACTTTGTGAATTATATTAAGTAATCTCAAGGAGAAGCTTGAGACACTGTAGCAAAAGATTGTATGGATAATGTAGTATTTAATAAATGCCAGACACCTCTGGAGAAACTGGAACTGGACAAATATCCCCAGGAAGTACAGGAGAATTTCTGGGACTTCTTGAACAATGTGCCTTTCATCAGATGGATGGTTTCTCCCAACAGACCTCTTGTATCACAGTTGCCAAGAGATGAGTTTGGCAGAGCTATCATAGATGTTACCAAGCCTCCTATACTGGAAGGCTCAGACTATTTCAGACAGACTGCTATGGCATGGCAGGAGAATGAAAGATACACTAATCTAAGACCAAATGCCAATCCTAACAGTGAGTTTGGAAGATGGATTAGGGAAGAAAGACAAAGAGGCTGGAATGGTTTTGTAAATCCTGATACAGGCATGTGGGTAACAGGAGACTATTACTGGATGCTTAATTATTGCCCTATGCATTTGGTAGTAAAGAGAGATGATGGCTTTGAGATGCGTACTACCAGACATCCAGGATTCTGGGATGGACAATTCCTACTTTCTCACTATGTTCTTCAGGCAAGACAGAATAAGAAACATGCAGATGCACTGGCCAGTCGTGGTAAAGGTAAGACATCCTTTGGTGGTGGAATGCTTGCCAAGAGATATATTATAGGAGAGTTTGAAAATAACCGCAATGAAATACAGTGTATGGTTACTGCTACCGACAGAACCAAGCTGATAGGTACTAACCAGATACTCTCAGTATTTATAGACAATATAGACTTCTGTGCAAAGAATACCCAGTTTGCAGCAAGAAGGCTGAAGAGCAGTGTGCAGGAGCTTGTATGGCAGTCAGGCTATAAGAAGTCAGGAAGTGATGTAGCCTATGGTAGCAAGAATTCAGTATCAGGTATTATCACAGGTGTCAATCAGGATAAGCTGAATGGTTCCCGTGGTGTGCTATATCTTATTGAGGAGGCAGGTATCTTCAAAAACCTTCGTGAGATGTATAACATGATCAGGCCTTCTGTAGAGCAAGGTTCATCTGTATTTGGAGAAATCTATATGTATGGTACTGCTGGTGATGACCAGAGTGACTTTACAGCCTTTGCAGAGATGTTCTATTCACCTGAAGGATATAACCTGTATGGACTGGATAATGTATATGACAAGGAAGGTCAGGGAAGAAAGCAGTGTGGTTTCTTCTATCCAGCCTATATGAACTATGATGATACCTGTATAGACAAGGATGGTAACTCAGATATTACCAAGGCCCTACTGATGCTTTGCCATGACAGGTATAAGGTTAAGTATGGTTCTACAGACATCAACACTATTACCAAGCGTATTTCACAGTATCCTATTACTCCACAGGAAGCTATTATCAGGAGTCAGGGAAATATGTTCCCCATTACAGAACTGAACAACAGGCTTAACCAGATAGACAATAATCCTGGAGAATATGACGATGTGTATGTAGGAGAGCTTGTGCAGGATAAGGATGGTAATGTAGAGTTTCAGCCTACAGGAGACATACCTATCAGAGACTTTCCTACCAAGGATAATAAAGTGGCAGGAGCATTGGAGATATATGAGATGCCTCAAAAGAACAGTGAAGGAAAGATACCTTATGACAGATATGGATTTGGACTGGACCCCTTCGATGATGATGAGTCAGGAACTATGTCACTGGGAAGTATCTTTGTAATGGACTTCTGGACAGACAGGATTGTGGCAGAGTTTACAGGAAGACCACAGTTTGCCAATGACCTGTATGAAAAGGTAAGACTGCTTTGCTTGTTCTATAACATGAAGGGACTCTATGAGAATAACCTGAAAGGTATCTTCTCTTACTTCAGTATGAGGAATTGTACCTATATGCTGGCTGATACACCAGAGTACTTAAGAGACAGGCAGCTTGTAGGCTCTATAGGATATGGCAACAAGAGCAAGGGTGTAAGAGCAGTAACACCTATTATCAAGGCAGGATTCAGAATGATTAGGGACTGGCTGCTTAAACCAGTTACCAAGATAGAGTATGATGCAGAAGGAGGAGAGATAGAAGTCACTGTACCTAATCTATATAATATAAGGTGTAGGGCATTGATAAAAGAATTGATACAATGGAATCCCTATGGAAACTATGATAGAATCATGGCTCTTGTACAACTGATGCTTTACAGAGAAGAGAAGATGGTGCTCTATCAAGGAGATATAAAGAATGCAGAACAGCACTCATCAGGTATGGAGGATGATGAGTACTGGGAGAAGAATTACCCTGGAAAGAAGAACAGGCAGTAAAAAGTGTATTTTTCATTGTTTTAACTTGTGTAAAAAAGGTACTTTTCTAAGTGCCTTTTTTATTTGACCTTATGCTTAGTTTTAGTTTTGGGAATAAAAATTCACAAATCAGTACTTTTGTGCAGAAGATTGTAGAAAAACCAAGTAGAATTTAAAGAGAAGGATAACAATGGAAGCATTAGGTTTAGA